GTCGGGTCCAGCTGGGCCTGGGTGGTGAAGCTATTGATGCGGAACGGGGTGTTTTTTGGAATCAGCAGGTTGGCATTCGGCGCGGTACCGACCAGGCCGATGACGTTGTCACCCAGGCCACCCATGGCCTCGGGGGATTCTGTGGCATTGACGGTAATGCCGTTGTGCTCGAAGTTCAAAACCTCAGCCATGGTTATTCAGCCTTCTTGGCGGCGGCCTTTTGGGCCGGGGTGGGATTGGAAGCCGACTTGACAGCTTCAGCCTGTTTTTGCGCCTCAAGGACGCGGGTCAGCTCCAGACGACCAGCGCTGCGCAACGCGCTGGCCTCCACATCGAGCAGCTCGAGCTCTTGGCCGACACTCGACCAATGGCCCCTACCAATGGGGAATGGGAGGAGCACGGTGTACGTTTGGCGTTCTGCCATTTCAGTTTCTCCAGAAACGCAAAAGCCCCATATGAGCGGGGCTGTTGTCAGGTGTTGTGCGATGTGTCGCGGAAAAGAAAACGCCCCGTCAGTGCGGGGCGTTTATTGGGGTTGCTCAGGCAGCCAGGACGGGGCTATCGGACGGTGATCGACCAGCGGGAACTCTCCCGCTTCCGGCCAGTTGCGAAGGGCGCGGCGGTACGCTTGAAGCTCGGTGTACTGCGTGGGAGTCAACGTGGCTTCCAGGCCTGCTTCCAGCTCGTCGCGATGGCGCGTCACTACACCATCCGTTTCAGACAGGCACCGATCCCGCCAAACTCGCTCGACAGCAGCCGACAACTCATCGCTAGGCGGTGGCGGATCAACCAACACCGGAAAGCCATCATCACCCCAGGTAATAACCTTGCCTTCAGACTGCCCATTCAGCAGCTCGGCGTGTAACCCTTCAGGAAGCTCCACTGCATCTTCGGGCATAAAGGCATGGATTGCTGCGTCGTAAAAACCGCGAGTCGTCTTACTTGAAAAATGGGCCATTGCGTCACCTTCGGTTCGGCCACCAGCCTAGTACTGGTGATATTTAATTGGGTAGGAGGTCCTTCTCATCTCACTGGTTGTACTTAGTATCCGACGCACATAAAGGTGTATCCAACGATCCCGGCCGGGGCTACAACCGCTCCTGAACTAATCCCGCGAGCAACAATATCAATACCCGTAGTACTCGCCGTACTGCCTGTCACCCACGTGGCCGCGAGCGAAGTGCCGAAGGAATAAGCCAGCAGGTTGGTAGGGAAGGTTATCGGCAAGGTGAGGTGAGCAGTACCTGCACCCGCCGGTACTGATCCATTCACCCACTGAATGATCATCCCACTAGGTAGCTTCTGATAGCCTGAGGTAGTGAAGCTGAACATTCCGGAATATTTATTAAGTACAGTCCCAGAAACAACCCTCCATCCTGTAGGGTTGGAAACTAATATGATGCTTTCAAAGACATCAATATGGACGATGGAGAGAACAGACAATCCGATTGATATCCCGGGGTCACCCGCGAAGGGTTTCAAGTTGAAAGCCCCCGCCCCTGCCGAGATGACGATGGACTGACCCGATGTTGTCGTCGACAGTTGGGGGAGTGTGATATCTAACCCAGCCAGTCCAAATGATCCAATACAAATAACTCCGGTATCGTCTACTGTCAGGGCAGTCGCCACACTCAGAATCTTGACGCCTGAGTAGTTACCCATTAAGGATCTAATGGCTGTTGACTGGGCATCTCGTACAGACCCATCCTCTGCGTACCAAGTAGTACCTCCAGCACACGACAAGGTAATGGTATCCCGTTGCCTTAATACAACGCTCCCCCCAGCCCCAACCCCCGCAATGCCTGTCATGTAGTCCGTACCCTGCAAGGCTAGGGTTACTGGCGCTGTTGACACGTTGGTGAACGTTACTACGCCTCCGTTACCCGCTGTACTCCCCAAAGGCAGCGTTACAGTGAACGGAGTTACAGAGTTGAGCATGTAAGACATGCCGAACGTGTTGGCACCGGTCAAGATTATGTTGGCGTTCAAACTACCGATGGCCGCGTGATTGCCTGAATTCTTTTTAACAAACTCCGTAGTGGCAAACTTCTGAGTCGCGTCGAACAGAGGCGCCGTAGTGCCGATAGGTTGAGCAAGAACTTGCGAACTAGCCAACTGAGCTGAACCCGAAGCCCACCATGCACCGGCCCCGTTAGTGGCAAGTTCCAAGGTGGAACCTACTGGCATAACTAGGGTAACTTGGATACCCGCTCCGGTGTTTATAGTGTCGGCACCGGCACAAGCTACGGTTATTGGGTCTGAACCTATGTTTCGGAAATTTATCGTTCCCCCAGATGAACCACTATTTGCTGCTGGCAGGGTTATCGTAAAGGTTCCGATTAAAGAAACCATGGAGCCGAAAGCGGTTGCCGCTACCAACGTAGTGGGGGCCGTGATACTAAGAAAACCTCTATAGTTCCCTTTAGCTCGCTCTACAAACTCCGTTGTAGCAACTTTCAGAGTGTTGTCGAACAGTGGCGGCGTGTTTGCCGTTGGATTGATCAGCGCTGGCGAGTTGAGGGACGCAAACCCTTGGGTTACGTTCTGAAAAGCCAGAGCTGTAGTGCCCAGCACGATCGCGCCGTCTGTGATCAATTGCCAGATCGTATCGGCGAGAGTAGCCCCCTGCTCAATCGAAACGGTAAGCGCCGAGGTTACGTCAACACTCACATCGGCATCCTTTGCGCGAAGCCATGAGCCGCTTGCTGCGACGTAAATGCCGTTGTCTTTCGCCAAAGTTTGGGACTTAACAAGGACCCGATCCCCAGCGACCACGGCAACGCCGTCGATCGTTTGCGCACCACTTAAAACAATGTTGGCCGTTGTCGCCACACGCACAGACTGCTTTCGGTCGAGCCTGGCGAGTTCGTCAGCTACATAGCTGGTAACCCAAGCCCGCGTCGCCTTGACGACCGTATCGTCGATCAGCAACGTCACCAACGCAGCATTACTGGTCTCGAAAATCGAACGAATGTAGAACTCTTTCCCCGAGCCGGACGTCGCCAACACCGGTTTGAACGACTCCGGATATTTGACGATCGCATACAGAATTCCAGTATCGGTCCAGAGCCCGGCCTCGCGCACATACCAGCCACCGACCTCGGGCGGGATGGTCACTTCGGCCAGCAACCAACTGGGGTTGTTCTCATCCTGGAACAGCGCGTTCAGCGGCCCGCGCCACACTTCGCGTTTGAGCGCAGTGGCGGTCGCCGCCGGGTTGTAAACCGCGCCACCGCCGTCGCCGACCGAAATCTGCGACAGTTTGATCGGCACGCCCGCCGCCTTGCAGGCGGTTTCATAGGCGATCCCTGCATCGGTGAGCAGGGTGTAATAGTCGGCCATTTAGGACCCCTGAGGATAAATAGTGGATGTTTCGACGGCGTAGAGCCCAGCGGCCATAAAAGCCTGACCCGATGCTTCGAGCCCTTCGAGGACAATCGGATAAACCGTGGTCAGCTCGCCGCACACCGTCGCTGCGCCGATGGCATGGCTGCCAAACGCGCTCAATCCGACGGAAACCGTCAAGGTGTCGCGTTCGCTTTTGGCATCCGCCAGGCGTCGATCAAGGCGAACGTCGATTTCTTCGCTGTAGGGCTGTTCGGTAAAAGCCCTGACGGAAAAACTGTAAGGCGGGCCGGGTGGCGTTTGCTCGTACCAGGCACGAATCTGCGGCATCAGCCGCAACCCCTTGGCAGCGCTTTCCAACGCCTTTCGTGTCCCGGCTTGCCGTGCGGTAGGCCAGGCGAGTTCTACCGTCAGGCGTTTTTCCGCCTCTGCCGCCTCGGAGTTCCATTCGCTGACCCCGCGATCCGCTCCCAGATATGGCAGGAATGCCAGCGGCGTTTCAGCGGGGTTCATCAGGTCGGGGAACGGTGGGTGGATGCGCTCCAGCAACCGGGCGAAACCGAGATCAAGAGCCCTTTCCAGCGGTGAGCTGTTGGCCGGCAACAGACTCGGTCGAGGCGTGTCGACACTCATAACGTATCCACCTCGACTTCGACGCCCGTGCAATACGGCGCTTGAAAAGCAGTCGTCACAATCGGCGCCACTGGCTCAAGGATTTGCAGCTGAACTGCGCCAGCGCTGTGCAGCGTGTAGTCGATCCAGCTCGGATCCACCCGCCCTTCCAGGCGATGACAAGCCTCGGCATACGCCTGCAACTGCTGTTGTGCGGCAACTTTGGTCAGCCCAGAGTCCGGGCCGGCGTTGATCTTGGCAACGACCCGGATCTTGTAGTACTTGATTTGCGCGCCCTGCACAGTAACCAGGTCCGTTTCAGGCCGTACATCAGGCCGGGCGAAATGCTGTCGAACACCGT